GGGGCTGACAAGCTATTCCACACCGGCTGCCCTACGGTAGGCGCACGGTTCTATATCGGTGGCCCCTTCTCCAGTCGCATCATCGTCTGCGAGGGCTTCGCCACCGGTGCGTCGGTCTACGAGGCCACGGCCGATCATGTCTGCGTAGCCTTCAGCCAGGGGCAGGTCGGCAATATTGTCCGCGAGCTGATGGAGGCAGGCCGAGACGTGGTCATTGCCGCCGACAGGAAAGCGCTGGATGCCATGGTGCGGTTGGGGGCCGAGCTGGACATCCCGGTGATTGCGCCGCCGGTCCTGGCGAAAGGCGACGACTTCAACGACCAGCAGGTCGAACAAGGCATCGAGGCGGTCGCCACCACGTTCCGGCAGGGGCTGCTGGAATTCGCCAATCGGCCGCCGCCCCCTCCTGCCGCGCCGGAATGCTCTATCGCGTTCGTGGACGCCATGGACTTCACCGAAAACAAGATACCCTTGCGTCCATGGATCATTCCCGGCGCTCTGTTGGCAGGCTCGACGCATATCCTCGCGGCTCCTGGTGGCACTGGCAAATCGGTTTTCACGCTCCAGATGGCGTTGATGCTGGCATCCGGCCGACCATGGGCGAAGTGGCAGCCGAAGAAGAAATGCCGCGTGCTGATCATCAATGCAGAAGACGATATCGATGAACAGCGTCGGCGCATGGTGGCCGCCCGGTCGGTCATGGGCTTCGGTGCCGATCGTGGCATGATCATGCTGGCGGATGCACCTGAAAACATCCTGATGTCGACGCCGGACCCTGTGAAAAAGTCGCTGATTGCTACGCCCTTGGTCGGTCAGCTTGTCGATATCATCCGGCATCACAAGATCGACGTGGTCATCGTCGACCCGTTTGCAGAGACGTTCGACGGTGACGAGAATAGCAATGGCGACACCAAATGGGCGATGAAGATCTGGCGCGACCAGATCGCCAGGCCAACAGGCTGTGCGGTCTATCTGGTGCATCACACGACCAAGGGATCAGAGGATAAAGCCGGGTCCGCCGATGTCATTCGCGGCGGCGGTGCGATCGTCAATTCGGCGCGACTGGCGGCGACGCTGTTCGTGATGACCAAGGGTGAGGCCGGGCCACTGTTCGTCAAGGAAGACGACCGCTTTCGCTATGTGCGGTATGACGATGCCAAATCCAACAACAGCTTGGTTGGCGGGCGAACGTGGTTCGAGAAAGTGTCCGTGCGCCTCCAGAATGGCCCTGCGGGCGATAGCGAGGGCGGAGATGAAGTGGGCGCGCTGCGACCCTGGGTGCCGAATGGCGTGGGCGCTTACGAGCCTGCGCAGATCGTCCGGCTGCTGGGTGCGGTCGATGACGGCTATGTCGATGAGCACGGCGTAGCGACCGAGCAGCCCTTCAGCCGCAGTGCGGCCGGTGGCTCCAGACGGTGGATCGGGCACCTCATCGGCGACATGATGGGCGTCGAGGAGGATGAGGCCCGTAACATCATCAAGATCCTGATCGACGGCGGTTTGGTCGAGGAATATGAGTATCACGACAATCTGAAGGGGCGCACAGCCAAGGGGCTGCGGTCCAATATGGGGGCTGCCAACAAGGCTTTGGGGCTTTCCCCAAACTCGTAAAATAATTGGGGAATTGATTGGGAATTTGGATTTAAGAATGGCGGAAAACCGCCAATCCCCAAATCCCCAAATATAGCCCCCCTAAAGGGGGGGGCTTATATATGGGGAGAAATTTGGGGAGGATGGCCGGTTTTCCAGATTGGGATTGGGGACGAATAGGGAGGGGTAGAAAAACCCATATCGCGGGGTTGACGGTGTGGCGATATGGCGTCATAAGGATTGCACAGAGGAGATACGACATGCAGACCGCAGAAACCCTGATCGCTTCCACCAACCGCCTGCTGGCCCTGGCGCATGACGATCGCTTCGATGCGCAGCAGTGGCGGATGTTTCGCAAGGCCGCACGGTGGGCCGCCAAGAAAGCTATCGCGCCCGCCAATCTCGTTTGTGTGGGCCAGCTCTGATGGCGGGCAAAACCCTGGCCGATCACTCCCGCGCCTACCGCACCCGCAAGGCCGAGCGGATTGCTCGGATGGAGGCGGCGCTGGATAATGTGAAACTGGCCTATGTAGAGCTGGTCGAAAAAGCCAATCAGCATTACAACGATGGCATAATCTCATATGCCGAACTGAAAACCGCTGTTAATACGGCAGCTTTCATTCGTAACGCTGCTTTTGGGATAGAAGACTGAGCGGCGGGACCGGAGCTTGAGAGGCTTGCTCGACGGTCCCGCCTGACGCCAGAGAGGAGGGCGCTGAGATATGACTAGCACGATCGATTGGGACGGGCAACTGGAGGCTGAACACCGTAACGGTACGGTTAAAAAAGCTGATCGGTTTAGGCCCTATGAAAGTACTTGGCCAGATTCCCAAGGCCAGTACCATGTCAGCGTGGAAGGCATGTTGGTTTTTGCAAACCAAGATGGCTCAGAATGGCCTGCGGGATACTGGCGCATTCGTAACACCGCTCAGGAGCCCTCTAAGCCCATCCTTACCAGCACAGAGGCCCTGGATCGCTTCGAAGCGCTGCTAGGGCGGTTGGAGGCGGCTGTAGGGGCCATCAGCAAGGGAGAGGTGAAATGACCGATACTCAGGATATTGTCTGGGGTGATCCCATCGCCGTGGATGGCAAGCGGCCGGGGTTTGTGCGTGATGAGGACGCGATTGACGTTCGTTCAGATTGGGTGCCCAAGTGGTACAGCGATGCTTCTGGGGGAAATGTCATATCATTTTCCAATATTGACTGGTCTCAGGTTGCTGTCCTGCGCCTCCCCGCCGACCACCCGCATTACCGTCAGCCTGCGCTGATCGACTGGAGCGGCGAGCTTGAGGCGGTCCATGAGGATGGGCGGGTGGTGCCGGTTGAACTCCTGTCCACGGACTGGGAAGGCGATCGTCGCATCAGCCCAGTGCTGGATGATTCTTATGCTTGGTTTCGGTCGGATGGATCAGGCTGGATGTCAGGTAACAAGTGGCGCATCCGCAACGTCACCCCCCAGCCCACCCCCCAGGCAGACGCCAAGCCTGATGTGACGGCGCGGATGGAGGCGCTGGTGCGAACGGTGGCTGACGAAACTAGCCTGACATCGTGGCTAGATCACACCGCCGAAGCCCGCGCCATCGTCGCCCTGCTGCCCGAGCCGGTGGACCCTGACCTGATCCAAGCAAGGGAAGTATGCGCCAGCGTCGCGGCTGTTCGCGGCGATGATGGGCTTGCGGCTGAATACCGCGCTGGCGAGCTGGATGAGCAATTCGAGATGCAAACCGCACTCGTTGCTTTCCGTCGCCATAACGCCCTTGCCGGGGAGACGGGGAAGTGAAGAAACGCAACCTTGCCGCACTGGGCCATGCCCTCTTGGTATTCGCCGCTATCTGGCTAATCGCTCTGTTGTGCAACGTGGCTTACAACTGGGGGTGGCCTGACCCTTGGAACTGGCGACCGGACTCTCGCTGCGGCATCATGTATGCTGCCCTGGGCTTTGGCGTCATTGCATATGTTGCGAGGAGCCGCCCATGACCCACCCCCAGACACAGGATGACGAGGCGCTGGTCGAGGTGATGGCGCGGGCGATGTTCATTGAGAACAACCCTGGCGACGATTGGGATGATGAGGACGTGCAAGTGCCCGCAGGCTCAATCGTCGCGCTGGCTGACCGCCTTCGTCGTTCCGCCCGAGCCGCCCTCACCGCTCTCCGCAATCATGAAGGGAGGAAGGGATGAACATCGCACAGCCCCGCTTCACGCGCATGATCATGCAGCCCCGTCTTGCCGATGAAGCATTGCGCCGCCACGGCGCGCCCGAAAGTCTTGGTCAACCGGTCAAGGCGATCGGCTGGTTTGATCCAGGCCGGGGCGCGTTGCGGCTGCTGGTTGCGGTATATGCGGGAGGGCAACGGGCGACGTTGAGGAAGCGTCGGCGGGGGGCGTCTTTAACGATTGATCAGGGGTTCGGGGCATGATCTGGCACCACTTCAAACGCGGTTTTGGCTGGGGGCTCGGGCGCGACCTTGCGCGGGCTGTCATTCGTGGTATATTTCGATAATGCCCGCAGGTCGCCCTTCCAGCTATGATCCAGCCTATTGTGATGATGTCATTCGCATGGGTGGTGAAGGTTATTCCGTTGTTGAAATGTGCGCTGAAATCGGCGTGCATCGCAATACGCTGGAGACATCCTGGCCTGATGCTCATCCTGAATTTTTGGAAGCCTTGGAGTTTGCACGAGCAAAATCTCAGGCTTGGTGGGAAAGCCAAGGTCGCAAAAACCTTACGGCCGATAGGTTTCAGGCTTCTTTGTATTCGCGGTCAATGGCTGCTCGCTTCCCCAATGATTGGCGCGAGAAGTCAGAGACTACGCATAAGGGCGGCGTAGCTCTTATTCCGATGCAGCCGTTGGATGACGACATTTAAGCTGACGGCCAAGCAGGCCGAAGCTCAAACAATTTGCGCGGGACCAGCAAAGCACATTATGCTGCTTGGCGGTTCTCGTTCAGGTAAAACGTTTTTGCTTGTACGTAATGTTGTGCTCAGAGCATTAAAAGCCCCAAATTCTAGACATGGTGTATTCCGCTACCGCTTTAACAGCGTAAAAGCTTCCATTATTAACGATACGTTCCCAAAGGTCATGCAGATTGCTTTCCCTGGCGTATCGTTTAAGATGGATAAGACAGATTGGTATGTGACGTTTGATAACGGCGCGCAAATCTGGTTTGGCGGTTTGGATGACAAAGAGCGAGCAGAGAAGATATTGGGAATGGAGTTTGTGACACTCTATCTTAATGAGTGTTCGCAAATCCCATTGCCTAGTATCGGCTTGGTAACAACGCGTCTGGCCCAAAGCGTAGATCAGGTGGGCGAGTATTTAACCGCGAGGCAGCTTAAGCCGCGTATTTACTACGATGAGAACCCGCCATCGAAAGCGCATTGGTCGTACCGACAATTTATACAAAAGGTTGACCCTGAAACGCGCGAGCCGCTGTCAAAGCCGGATGCTTATGCTTGGTTCAGGATTAACCCTGGCGATAATCAGGAAAACATTGCCGACGACTATTTGGAAACGTTGCAAGGCATGTCCGCGCGTATGCGGCGGCGGTTTTTGGATGGTGAGTTCGCTGACGCTACGCCTGGCGCGCTTTTCTCGGATGAGGTGATAGAGCGGTGGCGCGTAGACGATGGCGTTGTGCCGGATATGGTCCGTATCGTGGTAGCGGTGGATCCTTCGGGGTCCGGCGATGTCGACAATGCGGACAATGACGCAATCGGTATTGTCGTTGCTGGTTTGGGCACGGATGGAAATGCGTATGTAATGGAGGATTGCACCGTTAAAGCGGGGCCGCTTACGTGGGGCAAGGTGGCCACGGGAGCCTATGACCGACACGAAGCGGATATTGTTGTAGGTGAAATCAACTATGGCGGCGCAATGGTCAACGCCACTATCCAAGCTGCACGCAGCAGGACGCCTTTCAAGCAAGTCACTGCTAGCCGGGGCAAAACAGTGCGAGCTGAGCCGTTTTCGTCTTTGTATGAACAAGGTAAGGTGCGGCACGTTGGGCGCTTTGTGGAATTGGAGGAAGAGCTAACTGCTTTTAGCACCAACGGCTACCTTGGGGGCGATAGCCCAAATAGGGCAGACGCGTTGATATGGGCATTAGCTGAGTTATTCCCCGCCATCGTCGCACCACGCAAGCAAGCGTCCACACCTCCTGCCATCCCCTCCATGGCCCGCCGCTGATGCCCCAGCGCCAAGAGGGTGGATGCTGCGGCTGTTTGGTGCTACTGCTGGCGATCATTGGCGCGTGGACTGTGGTGGAGTGGCTGGTATGATCGAGGCAGAACAACCGATCCCGTTCAACCAGCTAGTCGACAGCTTCACTGACACTCTCGTTTGGAATGGTCATGCCAACACCATCCGCAGGGGGCCGCCCGTGACGACGGTACGATGGGATGTTGATTGGGGTCGAACGCCTCGCCAGATAGCGGATGATTACATCGCTAATGGTGAGGCAAGGCGACGCAAAGATGGCAAATGGGATATGCGTTACCGGGCATCACGTTTCGTGGATCGGGTTAAAACCGGTAAGGTGGGATTTTGGGCATGACTGACCTCAACGACGCCGGCATTCCCCCTGAGGACAAATCCACCGAGGCCGATAGCAAGATCCACGACCGTGCCATGCGCCGCTTTGATGAAAGCGTGCTGCCCCAGATGCCAGTGCGCGAGCTGGCCCTCATGGCGCGTCGCTTTGCCGATATTCCAGGCGCGATGTGGGAAGGCTCTGTTGGCGACGCCTATGGCAAGGACGCCATCAAACTGGAGTTTCCCAAGCTGAAGCGCGCGTTGCGTAAGCTGGAGAACGACTTCCGGCAGAACCGCATCGAGCCGGATTTCCGACCGTCCGGCGGTGCCAGCGATCGCGAGACGGCGGATACGCTCGATAGCCTGTACCGGGCGGATGCCAAGTTCTTCAAGGCGCAGCAGGCGCGTGACAATGCCCGGTCTGAAGCGGCAAAGGGTGGCTTCGGTGCGTACCGCCTGTGCAACGATTGGGCGGATCCGCTCGACAAGGACAGCGATTACCAGCGGGTCAACCCGGCATCGCTGATTGCGGATGCGGATCAGTCGGTATTCTTTGGGCCGTCGACGCTGTACGATAAGTCGGATGCCAAGTTCGCGTTCGTGCTTACGGGTTGGTCGGAAGAGGCGTTCAAGGAGGAGTATCCGGACGCACAGTATACTGGCTGGCCCGATGCCAATAAGCGTTCATGGGTGTACGACTGGTTCCGCCCCGATACGATCGCGGTGTGTGAGTATTACGAGGTCGAGGACCGGGACGAAAACGTCCTGATCTTCACGCAGGAAACCAGCGGCGAGGAAGAGCGCTATTGGCAGAAGGACTTGAGCGCCCAAGATATCAAGGACTTGCGCGATCGGGGTTTCACGCAACGCAAGCGCAAGGCCAAGCGTCGACGGTGCCACAAGTACATTATGTCCGGTGCCGAGGTGCTGGAGGATTGCGGCTATATTGCCGGCGGCAACATCCCCATCGTGCCGGTCTATGGCGAGCGCGCCTATGTGGACGGTGTGGAATGGTTCCGGGGCATCGTGCAGCAGAATATGGATATGGTGCGTGTGTTCAACGCGGTCATGTCGTCGCTGTACGAGATCACGACGCTAGCCCCCTACGAGCGGCCGATCTTCACGGCTGAGCAGATGCCGCCCAATCTGGCGGAGATGTGGGCGCGGGGGAATATCGACCGGCATCCTTACGCGTTGGTCAATCCGCTGTTGAACCCGGTTGATGGCAGCATTGCCGCCGCCGGACCTGTCGGCAAGGTCGAGACGCCGCAGGTGCCGGCCACCTTGGCGGCTATGGTCGAAATGCTGAACGGCCTGTTTGCCGAGGACGACCAGAACCCGGAGGAGGTTAAGGCCAACACCAGCGCCGATGCCATGGACATCGCGGCGGCACGGGTGGATGCCAAGTCGGGTATCTTCCTCGATAACGATCGTCAGTCCACGCAGCGCGCGGGTGAGCTGTACCTGGCCATGGCGTGCGAAGTGTACGTGGAGCCGGGTCGTGTGGTCGAAACCATGACCGAGGATGGTGACGACGGCGAAGCCACGCTGCATGAGGATTACAGCGATGCGGGCGAACTGAAGGTCCGCAACAACTTCCAGCAGGGCCGCTACAAGGTGGTGGCGGACGTTGCCGAGACGACTACGACGCGCCGGGACCGTACGGTCAAGCAGATGCTGACCTATGCCGAAGTATCGGTGGCGGCGCAGGACATGGAGGGAGCGCAGGCGGCACTGATCACGGCTGGCCTCAACATGGACGGTGAGGGCATCAATGACTTCCAGGATTGGCAGCGTGCGCGGGCGTTGAAGCTGGGCTTGGTCAAGCCGAACGAGGACGAACAGCGCCAGGCCGAGGAAGAGGCGCAGGCGCAAGGGCCGGACGTGCAGCAGCAGTTGCTTGAAAAGCAGATGGAGAAGCTGGCGGCCGAGACGCAGAAGGCGTTGACGGCGGCGGGTCTGGATCAGGCGAAGATCCAGCAGGTCATGGCGGATGCCAATCTGAAGGTAGCGCAGGCTGAGGCGGTTGGTGGACCTGAGGCGGTGCCACAAGCGCCTAGCGGGCTGGATGCAGCGAACGATGACGCCAAACGTGTGTCGGAATATGCCCGCGCCGATTTGCATTCCGCACAGGCCGAGAAGATCCGCTCCGAAATTCCGATGCAGCGCATCAAGACAGGGAGAGAGCTTGACTTGGCAGAGCGCGCGCAGGATCATGCGGAGAGGCAAACAGCGTAATACCCCACACCCCGTGGGCATCAGTGACCGCCGACTGTGACGGGCGAGAGGAGTGAGAGAGCAATGGCTACACAGCCAGACATTGAAGACACGCCTGAGGACGACATCCTCGATCTGGAAGAAGAGCAGATCATTGAGGATGAGCCGGAAGAGCAGGCCGAAGAGCCAGAAGAACCCGCCGAAGAAGAGGCCTTCGTAGGTTTCGATGATGAGCCCGAGGCTCCGCCTGAAAACGATCTGGTCAAGCATCTGCGCCAGCAGATCCGCGATCGTGACCGACGACTGGCGGAGGCGGCAAAGACGGCCCCTGCCGAACCGGAGATTGTCGTAGGCGATCGGCCCAAGCCGGCGGATTTCGACTATGACGACGACCGCTTTGACGAAGCGCTGGACGCTTGGGAAGCCCGCAAGGCCGCAAAGGCAAAGCAGGATGATAAGCGCGCCCGTGCCGAGCAGAGCCAGCAGGAGCAGTGGGCTAAGGTAACGGAGAACTACGCCACGCAGAAAAAGGCGCTGCGGTTCCCGGACGTGCAGGAGGCGGAACAGCGCGTGCTGGATACGTTGTCGGGCACCACGCAAGCGCTGATCGCCAAGCACGCCGACAATGCCGCACTGTTCATCTATGCCGCTGGCAAATCGCCCGCCAAGCTGGCGGAACTGGCGCGTATCGATGCCGAGGGCGATCCTTTCGCGGTCGTGAAGGCCGTCACCAAGATGGAGGCAATGTTGCAGAAGCCGCGCACTACCGCTCGCCCGCCCGCACCGGACACGCCCGTGCGTGGCAAGGTCATCGCCGCTGGTTCGGCCGATAAAATGTTGGATAAGCTGGAAAAGGAAGCCGAGCGCACCGGTGATCGTTCCAAGGTGATCGCGCATAAGGCCGCCATGAAGAAGGGTAACAACAAGTGACCGATACTCGCACGCTCCGCGCGCCCTCTGACGCCATCATGGCCCGTGAAGATCAGCAGAATGCTGGCGGTGTTCGCCATGTCCAGCGCGACACCGGCTTTGCCTATTACGATCAGGCACCGTTGTCGGAATATCCGCGCATGATGTATCGCAAGACGGACGTCGAGCAGGTACAGGATAGCGCCGCCACGATCGAAGGGTTGAAGGACGAGCCCACGGTGGTCAACCGCTACGAAGGCCTGCTGTGCGAGACGATCATTGCACATGATGCCGATGAGGCGGAAATGCTGTCCACCAATGGCTGGGACGTGTCGCCCAAGGCCGCGCATGGCGTGGAAGATGGGCTGATCAAGGCGACCAGTGCGAAGGATGCCGAGATTGCGGAACTGCGGGCGTTGCTGGCGGCGCAGTCGGCAACGTCGGAAGAGACGCAGCGCCGTGGGCCGGGGCGTCCGCGCAATCCTGTTAATGAGGGAGCAGAATAATGGATACCCGTTTTGCTAAAATCGTCAGTGACCTTGATGGTCGTAACCATATCCTAATTGAGGGGCAAATTGTCAGCCTTCAGGGTCCCGCAGACGCCGTGAATGGCATGGTGGAAGCCATTGTTACCGGCTTGCGTAACGCACATAAGTTCGAATGCATCATCGGCGAAGCCGTCCTGCATACGGCAAGCGCTGATAAATATATGGAGGGTAGCAACTCAGCGTCACAGCCTAATTAACCGGTTCGGTTGATGACGCCTTTGCCGGTGTTGAACCGCACTGGTCATCAATCCGCCCTCCCCAGCTAGCGGTAGCCGCAGTCATTCTGACGTTAGCATGGAGGCAAACCCTGTCATCGTAAAACGTAATGGGAAAGGGCGGAAGGTTCCCCTATTGCAACCCCTGGACGATTGTGGCATTTAATGCATTGCCATCAGCGTCCGGGGGGCTGTGATCCCTGAGTAGGCGAAATCGAGCTAGTCTCTTTTGACCTATTCAGGAGTTACCAATGCCCTCTAGCTTTCCCTACGTCGTACGCGCAGCCTTCGATGACCTCGTTGAGTCGTTCGAGGATCGTTTGAGCTACGCGAACCTCGCCACCAAGATCGATCTCGGCAGCGCGCAGGATCAGGTGTACACCCGTGACAAGGTGTGGATCCCGCAGCCGATGATCGGTTCGAGCTTCGATGGCTTTGACCAGACCAGCAATTTCGACGGCCTGACCCAGACCTGGGTGCCGGCGCAGGTCGGTTTCCACAAGTCGAGCCCGAAGCGCTTTTCCGCCAAGGAACTGCGTAACAAGATGGCGATCGACATGTACGCGGGTGAAGTCGGCACCAAGCTGGCGTCGGACGTGAACCGCGCCATCCGTAACCGCGTCGCGCTTGAAGGCTCGATCTTCACCAAGCGCACCGTGGCCCCGACCGGTTCGGCGGACCTGTTCGTGTCGATGGCGCAGATGACCGAAGTCGGCGTGCCGAACGATGGCCGTGTCGCCATGGTCGGCATCCGCAACAGCATCGGTATGCTGTCGAACATCTCGGATCGCCAGACGATGGGCGATCTGTCGGTGGGCGCATACAAGGAAGGCCGCCTGTCGACCCGTATCGCGGGCTTCGAAGTCGGCGTGGACGATCAGCCGATCCGGCTTGCTCCGGCGGCGGGTGGTGCAACCACTGTCAACGGCGCGAACCAGTATTGGGAGCCGGCGGCGACCACCACGGCACCGGACGGCACCGAGAACAACCGCGACAATCGCTATAGCAATCTGGTGGTGACGGCGGCGGCCATCGCGTCGGTCAAGCCGGGCGATGCTTTCACGATCGCGGGCGTCAACTCTGTCCACCTGATCAGCAAGCAGGATACGGGCCAGCTCCAGACGTTCCGTGTCATCTCGGTCAACACCGCGACCAATACGCTTCAGATCGCACCGGCGATGATTTCGAACGGCGGCAACACCATTGCCGGCCGCGAATATCAGAACGTGTCGGCGACTCCTGCAAACGGTGCAGCGCTGACGTGGCTGAACACCACGCTGGCGGAGATTTCCCCGTTCTTCCTGCGGTCGGCGGTCGGCCTGCTGCCGGGCACGTTCGAAGTCGAGCCGGAAGATGGTTGGGACGTGATGCAGGCGACCACGCCGAAGCTGGGCCTGCGGATCATCTGCACCAAGCAGGGCGCGATCAACGATCTGTCCACCAAGATGCGCTGGGATATCGATTTCGGCACCGTCCTGACGCAGCCGCAGTTCGCGGGTGCCATGATGTTCAACCAGGCCTGACGGGAGCGTAACGACATGGCAAACCCCAAGAACCCCAGCGAAGAGAACCTGAAGGACAACGCGGCCGATGGTATCGCGCTGTCCGATGCGGAACTGGCCAAGGCCCGCAACGAAGGCTCCAAGGAAGATGTCAAAGACATCGCCAAGGATGTGCATCGCTCGCTGACCGATGGCAATCTGCCCGGTGAGCCGCCCTCGACGCAGTACCTGAGCGCCGAGGAAAGCCAGCCCTATGCGCACAATCTCGCGCTTGGTGTCGATGCTTTCGAAGAGCTGATGTCGACCAAGCCGGGCAAGGAGGATCTGAACAAGGGGCAGACCTCCATTCCGGACGAGAAGGTTTATGGCTTGCTTGCGCTGGAGCGCAACGGCCAGAACCGTACGCCGTATGTCAAGGCGATGATGAAGCGCCTGAAGCTGAAGGCGGATGAACTGCCCGGTGGTGGCCCGTCGTATACCAACGACCTGACCAGCATCAGCGATCTGTAACGCGTACCGGGGCGGCTTTAGGGCCGCCCCACTTTGTTTCGGGGGTAGGCCGTGGTTGAACTGGTTCGTGTCACTGGGGCCAATCAGGTAGGCGTCAAGGTTCGTCTGGAAGACGGATCATTCTTTGTGGCTCCTGCCACCATCGCCATCAATCCTGCGGGCGACTTCGTATCTGCGGCAACGGGCGGTGCGCCTAGCTTCGTCGTCAATAACGATGGCCAAGTCGAGATCGCGCAGCCTGACGCGTATCAGTCCAAGGACTTTGATCTTTCGCGCACCGATGCGCCTATGGAAATGCCCATCAGAAGCGGGCAGGGCGTGGTTGCAGTCGACATTACCGGATTGACGGGCAGTGGCGCTACAGTCGTCGTGGAGCGCACGGTCGGCGGCATATGGTCGGGCCGTAATTTGCTGGTGACCGGCACGGCTGGCGCATTTACGCAGTCGCTGACGGCTGACGCTTCCATGACCATCAATACGGTGGGCAGCCGCGCCATCCGGTTCCGGGTGGTGACGGCAGGCACGGGCACAGCCAAGATTTACGCGAATGCTACGGTCAATTCTTCGCTGATCCAGATGGCAACCACGCTGCCACCGGGCAACAACCGGATTGGCTCGGTCGGCATCGACAACTTTCCATCGTCGTTTAATGTCGGCAATTTCCCCGCCACGCAGTCCGTGTCTGGCACGGTGACCGCTAACATCAATGGCACGGTGCCTGTGTCGGGTAATGTCGGCGTCAGCAATTTTCCTGCGTCGTTCCAGGTCAGCAACTTCCCCGCCACGCAGGCGATTACCGGCACCGTCAATGTCGGCAACTTCCCCGCTGTGCAGGCCGTCAGTCAGTCGGGCAGCTGGGCCATCAACCAGGCGGGCACTTGGATTACGCAAGCGGTTCAGTCGGGCGCATGGGCTGTTACGGCCAATCTCGGCACGCTGAATGGTGCGGCCACCAGTGCCAAGCAGGATAGCATCATTACCGCTCTTGGCGGCCGCCTGAGCGTAGACGATTACCGCGTTCCCAACCCTGCGGCGGCGGGCGGCCTGTCACCCAAGGTAACCACCAACGCCACGTCCTTCATTGCGTCGGCAGTGCCCTGCAACTTCTTCGGCGGTGTTGTCATTGCGCGATCGGACGGTGCGGGGGCGTACGTTTTCGTGTTGAACCGTACGACTGTTCCCGCCAGTGGCTCTACTATCGTCATGAGCGAGGTGCTTGCCATGACCGGCTACGCGGCGGGCGGTGGTGCGTCGCTGGTGCCGGATCAGGTGCCGGATCGGTTCTCTGCCGGCTGCGTCATCATTGTGTCGACCAGCGTTGATACGTATACGCCGCCGGTTGGTACAAGCATTCCAAAATACATCAAGGCGCGGGTGCTGTAATGGATAGTGCGCTCCCCAATCCGTTCGCACCTGTGGTGGACATGTCCACGCTGATGACCAAGGCGGATGCCGACGCCACGGTTGCGGCATTGACAGCCAAAATCCTTATCAAAGATAGCAAGAGCAGCCTGACGACCGGCACGACGGGTACATGGTCCAAGACCTACCCCGTAGGCTTCTGGACTGGTGAGCCGTCCGTCAGTTTTACGCCGATCAGCGCCAGTGCGGGCAATGGGCAGCTTACCTTGCGGGCAACCAAAACCAAGGACGCTACCACAGGCGCATGGACCGTCTCTGTCGCATTCTGGATGCTGCCGCTCAGCGTTAACGTACTTTTGGCTGGCAGCGTGACTTTGGGTGTCAATCCGGGTACGGTGACATTCGATTACCAAGCAGCGGAGCCAAATGCCGCATGACCGTCACCGCCCACATTCCCGTATCCGGTCGCCCCAAGCGCGATATCATCGAGCTGGCCTTCGATGATTGCGGGCTGGCGGGGTACGAGTTCGATCGCACGCCGGAAGAGCAGTCCATGGCATTGCGCAAGCTCAACGCGCTGATGCTGGAAGAGCCGTGGGCGCAGTTAGGCTATTCGCAACCGGCTTACGGCGTAGGCCAGGCGGATGGCAATTCCGGGTTGCCGGATTTCGCCATCAACACTGTGGCGCAGTATTTGGCCATGCGGATTGCGCCGGGTATCGGCGTGTCATTGCCGCCTGAGTATAAGGCTACGGCGGCGCGCTCGCTGATGAATTTGCAATCCCAGATCGCGACTATTCCGTGTGTGGAGTTCCCGGGGCGGACAGTGCGTGGCACAGGTCATCGCTCGCTTGGCTGGGGCATCAACGCGCCTTACACCGGATCTGACTGATGGTCGCGGTCCCGCTATTGCATGGCATCACGACGAACGAGGCGGCCGAGTTCCAGCTATCGCATCCGCTCAATCTGGAGCCCATCATCATTGATAGCGGCGTATCCAAGGGGCAATTGCGGCATACGGCCGGCACCGAAGATTTTGCCGCTGGTCCTGCGCCCATGCGCGCGGCTATCGTGTGGAACGACCTCTACTATGCGGTGATGGGCGAATGGCTGGTATCGGTGAATGCAGGCGGTGCGGTCCAGACCATTGGGTCAGTGGGAGGTGCGGGGACGGCCTCGCTGGATTATTCGTTCGATCGCCTTATTATCCGCAGCGGTACGGCGCTTTGGTACTACGATGGCAGCGCTCTGCGCCAAGTTACCGACATCGACTTGGGCGCAGTCGTCGATAGCCTGTGGGTAGACGGCTATACCGCGTTCACGGATGGCAAGTATCTTGGGGTTACCGAGATTAATGACCCTTTCGAAGTGAAGCCGCTGAAGTATGCCAGTGCGGAAGCTGACCCCGATCCCATCGTCGGTCTGATCAAGCTACGCGGTGAGGTATATGTGCTGGGCACCGATACCATACAGGTGTTCCAGAACGTGGGCGGGGCACAATTTCCGTTTCAGGTGGTGGAAGGTGCGACGATCCAGACGGGGTGCGTCGGCACGCAAGCCAAGACGCTGTTCGGTGAGACGTTCGCGTTCGTGGGGTCATCTCGCAGCGATGCGTTGGGCGTGCATGTCGCCGGATCTGCCACGTCCAGCAAGATCAGCACGCGCGTGGTGGACGATGCCTTGGCGCGCGTTGCCACGCCGTCCCAGATTGTGCTGGAAAAGCGCATCTCGCGCGATGAGCTGCGTTTGCTGGTGCATCTGCCGGATGAGACGTGGGTGTTTCTCGCCAAAGCGACGGAAAAGGCAGGCGAGCCGATCTGGTATCGGTGTCAGTCCGGTATCGGCAAGGCATATCGTATCCGGTGGGCGGTATTTGCCTATAACCGGTTTCTTGTGGGCGACCTAAACAGCGGAGCGATCGGCTCGCTACGGGATGTAGCAACGCGCCATTTTGGTGAGCCAGCGCAGTGGCAGTTTGACGTGGGGTTCGTCTATAACCAGGCGCGCGGTGCGATTATCGATCGTATTGAACTGGTGGGCTTGCCAGGGCGTGGTGATGATAGCCTAGGGGCTGACGTGTTCATGTCCTACTCGCGTGACGGTGAGACATTCACGCCAGAGCGGGCGGTGTCGGCGGGCAAGGCTGGCGAGCGATACAAGCGCGTACAGTGGCGACCTCATGCGCGCGTCCGGAATTACATGGGCGTGCGGTTCCGTGGTTATAGCGCCATGGCGGCCGGGTGGGCGGCTTGTGAGATGGGTGTGCGGGGGTTGGGTGTGTGATGGCAGGGCTGCCGGGACTTGAACCCGGCAAGATCACGGCGCGCTTTCCGTGTAATCCCACCCCAACGGTGTTGCCCTAAAATGCTGCGGCTGGAACCAGTGACCGGCAGAGGCCAACAGAAAAATCCAACAGCGTGCGGGTATGTATCGAATTACCTCCGCCAGCCGCAGCCCTCGTAAAATGCCACGTCTCATGCTAAAGTCAAGATATGGCGAATAACGGTATCTCCTCCCTACCCCGCGACATCCTATCCCGCGCGCTTGGCGGCGATTTGCGAGCTATCAGGGCGTTCGAAGCCGAAGCTGCCATGAGCGAGGAAGCCGCCACGCGGTTGGCATCCAATATCGACGCCACTGAAACGATCAACGACGCCACGGTGCTGGTGCTGTCACCAAACGAAGCGTTTGCCAATGAGCGGGTGCTACAGGTCGGCGCTGGCATTAGCGCAAAGGACGATGGCCCCACGCTGACGCTGTTCGTCAACGATCAGGTGCCCCATGTCCTTGGCGGCTTTGTTCTCAACCTGACGGTAACCCAGGATACGCAGGTACAGGTGCCTTATCGGGGGCTTCTAGCCACGGCAGATCAGCCCGAGACGTTATTCCAGAAAACGCTACAGGCACCGATGTTATCGGGCGTCACCGAATACGCCACGGAAGAAGCGGCGGTCGCTGCCAATCTTCCAGCGGGAACGGTGTACACTGTGCAAGGGTTCTTGAAACTGCGGCAAGGCTAGTGTAGCGTGCCGCGTATTGGCAGAACGCATAGCCTGCGCCAGGGCATATCTCGACATAGAGGTGCGTTCCAGTGGGTCTGTTTTCTGTAATCGGTGGCATCTTCGGCGGGGGTTCTCAGAAGAAAGCCAGCCAGAAGGCGATGCAGGCGCAAACCGATGCGCTGAACCGTGCGACTGATATCGGCAATCAGCAATTTCAGCAGACCCGTGCCGATTACATGCCCTATACCCAAGCGGGTACGGCGGCGATTGGGTCATATGGCAATCTGATCGGGGCTAATGGTTCGGATGCACAAGGGCTAGCGGTTCAAGGCCTGAAGGCCGATCCATTCTTTCAGCAGAATTTGGATGATGCCACCACGGGGCTGCTCCAGTCTGCATCCGCCACTGGCGGCGTGCGAGGCGGCAACACGGCGGGGGCGATTGGGCAGCTTAGCCCGGCGCTGCTGCAGAGCTATTACCAGAACGCCCTATCCGGCTATGGCAATCTTGCTCAGCTTGGGCTTGGCGCTACGGGCTCGGTGTCGAGCTTTGGCGCTGCCAATGCGCAGAACGCCGGGCAGAATGCTATCGGCATCGGTCAGGCACAGGCTGCGAACTACCTGACCAAGGGCGGCATCAACGCCGCCAACTGGAACAACATCGGCGGGTTTCTCGACAGCGCGGCGGGGGCCGCCATGCCGGGCGGCGGTGGCGGATTTAGCTTGGGCAAGGCGCTAGGGAGTATCTTTTAAGTGCAACTGAGCGACTATGCACAGGCACTAGGAGCAGCGCAGCGGCTGGTGCCGTCGTTTCGCGACCAGCAGACGCAGGACTTGCAGAACCAGGGGCTGGCCCTGCGCAACCAGTCAGTGCAGCAGGACATGCTACTTCAGCAGCAGCAGCAAGCCGCCGCTGTGCAGGAGCAAGGCGCGTTCCAGTCCGCGTTGACGGGTCTTGGCGAAAAGCCGACACCTGACAAGCTATATCAGCTGGGACTGCGCTTCCCTAAGTTCGCACAAACCATCAACCAGGCCGCCAAGGCCGTGGGCGAGGACAAGCGCGCCGGTGTCGTGCGCCAGCTTGCCCCCATCCAAGCACTGTTGCAGAACGGGCAGACGGACCGCGCACTGGCGGAGGTCGAGCGGCATATCGCAGCGGATCGCGCAGCAGGCATGGAGCCGGACGAAAACGACGTTGAGTTGCGCGATATGCTGGCGAGCAAAGACCCAGCACAGATCAAGGCGGCGAACGGCATCGTTTACGGGCTGCTGGCTGCGGTCAACCCTGATACGGCGGCGGCGAATGTCCAGAAGCGTAACGAAAGCATCGGTGATGGCGGGCGCAAGGGCCAGGTCGTAGGCCGTGCGATCGGGCATTATGACGATAATGGGCAGTGGGTCACGGATTACCGAGATCCCGAAACCGAATATCGCACCATCAAGAATGCAGACGGTTCGGAGTCCATCGTTCAAGTCAGCGGAGCGGAAGGAGGTGGTCAAGCATCTGGCGGTGGCGGGGCGACTGGTGGAAGCGGTGCGCCCCGCAGCGTCCGTAATAACAACCCCGGCAACCTGAAAGCCAGTGCCTTCACGCGCAAGCTGCCTGGCTTTGCTGGCGTCGACAGCGGCGGTTTTGCGATCTTCGACAGCCCGACCAGCGGCGCAGCGGCGCAAGGCGCGTTGCTGGAGTCGTATATCGATCGCGGTTACAACACGGTGGCGAAAATCGTCAATCGCTGGGCTCCGCCTAGCGATAACAACGATACGAACGCCTACATCCGTACCGTGGCATCCACCCTTGGTGTGAAGCCCGGTGACGTGATCGGCAAAGATCGTATCGCACAGCTTCAGTCGATCATTTCCCGTGTTGAAGGCGGTCCGGGTTCGTCGTCTGGTGGGACGGGGAATAAGCCGGTTGGTGGAGGTGGTGGCGCGCGTGTCGTCTTCACGTCAAAGCCCGGCTCAGGCAATCCGGTTGATCAGGCGACCGTTGACTTTTACGCGCAGAAGATCGCGGCTGGCGGCGATTTGCCGGCTCTGGGTTCGGGCAAGGAAGCAGCCGCATGGCGGCAATCCATCTTGAAACGCGCCGCACAAATTCAGGCGGGGCGCGGCATGGATGGCGCAGACAGCAATCTGCGGCAAGCCGACGTGAAAGCGGCGCGTCAGGCGCTTGTGCAAATTCAAAAGACACGTTCAAACGTAGAAGGGTTTGAGCAGACGTTCCAAAAGAACGCACAGGAAGTTCGCCGTTTGGCGCGCACTGGCGCGGCCGGCAGTGTGCCGATCTTCAACCGGTGGGTGCAGGCAGGCCGTAAGAATGTGCAGGGTGATCCTGGCATTGCTGGCTTCAATGTGGCGATCAATACCGCCGCAAACGAATACGCAAAGTTGGCCTCTGGCGCGTCTGGTGGTGCTGTCACTTCTGACAGCGCACGCCATGAAGCCATGGAAATTCTCAATAATGCCATGACTGAGCAGCAGCTTTATGCCGCGCTCGACCAGATGGCGCGGGACGGGCATAACCGGGTGGTGTCGCTCAACGATCAAGAGTCACGTTTGCGTAGCCAAATTGCCGGCCGGCAAGAAGGGCCTTCCAACGCCAAGTTTGGAGGCGGACAAAGCCCCCGCCCTGCTCCCCAAGGCGGTAAGCTGATCGGCATGTATCAAGGCAGGCAGGTGTTCCAGTTGCCCAATGGCAAGCGCGTGGTGGCCAAGTGATGGACGGCTTCGAAGAACTTCCGGCAGACGCGCAGATCGACCCCATCCCGCAAGGCTATGAGGAACTGCCGGCGGACGTCGCGATCGAGCCTACTCAAGCTGCGCCGATGGACCAGAAGGTCTATCGGCAGAAGCTGGCGGCTGCGATCAAGACGGGCCGCCGCGATGTGGTGGACTCGTTCCTGCGATCGCAGGGCGTCGACCCGGCACAAGCGCAAGGCATTGACGAAGCCATTGCCGCTGCCAAGCAGGGTCGTGATTTCGGCGTGCATGTCACTGATGGTGCGACGACTGCCAACGCTGCGCCTGAGACAGCGGGCCAGGCTCTTTATCGCGGTGTGGGCGATGTAGCCGCCGGTGTCGGTGATTTGCTCGGCATCGTGGCGAACCCGCTTAACGCCGGCATCAATTACGTTGCCGGAACGAACCTTAGTACGGACCTTGGCCAGACGTTTCGGGACTGGACCGGTGCGCCGGAAGCTGTGACAGATCAAGAGCGCATCCTGAGCATGGCGGGCCGTGGTGGTGCGGCGGGTATTGCGGGGGCTGGCGCTGGTGCGGCTGTAGGTGCCGCCGCTGGTGGTTTGACTGGTTATGTCGGCCGGCAGGTTGCCGCTGCTCCTGTGGTTGATCTGGTATCGGGCGTCACCGGTGGTGCGGGCTCCGAGATTGGCCAGCAATATGGCGGCACGGCTGGCGCTGTAGCGGGTGGGCTGGCTGGCGGCTTGGCTGGGGCTACTGCCATTCAGAAGATCATCAATCGTCTGCCGGCAGAGTTGGCGTTGACCAGTCGGGGCACGCTGACGCCTGAGGCGCATGAACTGGCGTTGCGGGCGGGCGTGGACGAAGATGATCTGGCGCAATCCTACGCCCGCGCCCGCACGGTGCAGAACTCGCCTGGACGTCGCTCTCCGCAAGAGCGTCAGGCTGCACGCGAAGCCTTTCGCAACCGACCTACCGGCGAAGATGTGGTATTGCCTGAAAGCGCCCCGACGTCGCCATCGGTAGCGCAAGACGTGCCCGATCTGGCGGGCCAGAACCAGCGACTGGTCGACGCTATCTCTGAGCGCATTCCGGCAGGGCAGGCGGAGGATGTAGCGCCCACAGCCCCTACCACGGCGCGTGAGCGGTACGACGAAGCGCAGTCCGAAGGCGTGCGGCTGAGCCGTGGGCAGGCGGAGCAGGATTTCGACGTCCAGAACGACGAAAATGCCTTGCGCGTTTCGGCCACTAAAGAAGGCGAGCAGGCACGCGGGTTTTTCCGCGACCAGCAAGAGCAGATCCAGGGCGCTATCACGCGGTTCCGCTCGGCATTCGGCACGGATGCAGGCAACGCAGCCGATCGGGGGGCGCAGGTCAAGGAAGCGGTCAAGGCGCTGCGTGACAACGGTCGCGAGGGCGTCAATCAGCTTTACCGCCAAGCCGAGGAATTGGGCGGTGAGGGGCTGAAGCTGGAGACTGCGGGCATTCGCGACGCGGCTACCGACGTATTGATCGATGAGGCGGTGCCGGAAGCCGTCAAGAAGTCGGTAGCGCAAGAACTGGCTCGTTACGGCATCATTGGCGATGCTGGTCCGATCAACGAAGCGGGCATTACCCGCGTCACGTTGGACGATGGTTCCGCTGTGTCGTTCCGTGGGCCGGTCAAAGAGCTTACCGCGTCATCTGCTGATGCTATGCGCAAGGCCATCAATAGGCTGTATCTGAGTGATCCTACGCGGGCATCGCAGGCTATCAAGCCCGCTATCGATGACGCGTTAGAAGCAGCTATCGAGAACGCAGCAACCCGCGAGGGTGGTATTGGCGATGCTTACCGTGTGGCACGCGATGCCCACCGCACGCAGCGGCAGACATTCAACGCCAAAGACATTGTCGAGAACCTGATCGCGGTCAAAAAGGGTACGCAAACTGATGTTATGCTGCCGGAGCGCGGTATTGCTGAGGTCATTGGTAAAGGCAAGGAAGGCGTGACCAACCTTCGCCGCGTCAAGTCACTGTTGCTGTCGAGCAACCACCCCACGTCGCAAACGGCATGGCGCGCGATCCAGCACCAGGGGTTGGCGGATATCTTCGATAAAGCGATCAGCCGCAACATCAATCACGGTGGCGGCCAGATCGGCGATGTGGTGTCGGGAGCCAAGCTGAACAGCGCCATTGAGACGTTCGGCGTCGACAAGCTGCGTGAGCTACTGGACGCGGAAGAGTTCAACGGACTGATGAAGCTGCGCCGTATCATCGGCACCGCCACTATCCCGATCAGTGGGACAACCAACCCCAGCGGTACGGCGACGAAGATCATCAACTATCTGCGACAGGGCACTCTTCGGTTTGCAGGCGCGATCCCCGGCGTTGGAGGTGCGGTGAACGCTTTTGCCGGGCTTGCCGCCAAGGGCAAAGAAATTGCAGCCACGCGGCGCACGCTGGAGGGCATCACGTCCTATGACGGTCGCGCGGAGACAAGCCGCCGCTTGGACGAGCAGGCACGGGATTTCGTCCGTGAATATATCGACAGCGGAACGAGTGGCCGGCTGGTGCCTACCGGTATCAACTTGACGCGCACCACGCCGCAGAACAGGAACGATCAATGACCCGCCTGACCAATCCCCTGCCCATCTTTCTGGATGCGGACGGCACGCTTCTGGATGGCGGTTATCTGTATGTGGGCGTTGCCAGCGCAGACCCGCAATCGCAGCCGGTGCAGGTGTATTTTGATGCGGCCTACACCATCCCGGCGGCACAGCCGCTGCGTACTTTGGGCGGATCGATCGTCAATGGCGCGACACCGACGCAGGTGTTCCTGAAGGAAGCGGATTTCTCGTTGCGGGTGCTTGATGCGGACCGGCAGTTGCTGCGATATGATCCAACGTCATTCACGTCCGAAGCGGACTTCCAACCGCTGGACGATGACTTAAGCGCAATCGCAGCGGGCGGCACAAGCGAGTATGGGCGCGGGCTGCTCAAGCTGGCAAATCAGGCCGATTTGCGCACCGCCACGGGCATCCCCAATCCGCTGCCTATCGCAGGTGGCGCTGTCACAGGCAATGTGACGCGGCAGGACGCTGGCGGTCTGGCCTATGCCGCTGCGGGGACGTATCAAACCGTACGCTTGTTCGGTCCGGAAAATACCACGGACCCGACGCAACAGCCCGGCGATATCTGGTTCAAGCCGCGTGGCTGAGTTCCGCACATCTGGCGGCTTGGTTTCGTGCGACATGTTCATGCGCACGGCTGGGGGGCTTGTGCAGGTAGACCCACAGTTTCGAACTAGCGGCGGGTTGGTCGATTGCGGCACGGCGCAAGGCGGTGGTGGCGGTGGAGGCGGTGGCGGTTCGTTTTCTGCTTCTGCATCTCCTAGTAGCGTTTACGGTTCGGTTGCCAGCAGTCGTATCGCTCGCGTCTCGACCAATGGTTCGACTGTCACGCCAACTGGTGGATCACCGCCATACGCTTACGCATGGGATAACCCCAGCGATTGGACGGTGAACAGCAGCGGCGGATATGCCAGTTTCAGCGCATTGGTCACGCCCGGCGATGAAAAAACCGAAACTTTTACATGCTCGGTTACAGACGCCAAGGGCGTGGTGACAACGGCAAGCGTGATTGCTACGGTATCTAACTATTACAGCGGGGGTTCGCGCAGTGCCTAGATTTAGCGAACAGGTTGTCGACGACTCCGGGTACAATCGCCCGGTAGAAGGGGCGATGGTCTATTTGTTGGACAGGGAGGGCGCTCTTGCCTTCACGTCCAGTCCGAACCCGACGATCACCGATAATTTTGGCGTTTTTGCCTTTGCGGCGGATGACGGCGTGTACCGTTTCTCCGCGCGTCAAGGCGGGATTGAGATTGCCCGAGGCGAAGCCACGATTGGCACGCCTCCTGAATATGTCGGGCCCCGTGGGCCGGCAGGGCGGGGACTAGAAGAGGTTATGGCCCCGGGTGGCTCAGCCTTGGTCGGGTTTCAAAGTCCTGACACAGGCGCTCAGCAGCAGACCGTTGCTATCGCACTCTCCGACACCCGTCGTCATAGCGGGCAATTCGTTGTAGCTGCCGATAGCAACGGCATGACCGACAACCGCGCGGCTTTGCAGGCCATGATCGATGCGGGGGACTGCGAATTTCTGGCGCGGTCCTATGCCATTAGCGACGAGCTGGTGGTGCCTGCCGGGCGCAAGATTACGCTCCAGCCTGGAGTACAGATCAAGTGGCTTGGATCCGTTCCAACGCAGCAAGCGCCCAAGGGATTTTTCCGGATCGCTTCGGGGCAAAACCAGATTGTCGTCAACGCATCGCGTGGCGGCCGCGCTTTCTTCTCTGCTCCTAGCGCCATGGCTTTCCTGCATGCTGTCACCGGATATGCAGTGAATGATGTGCAGGTGTCTGGATTTGACGCTACCGATTGCTCGATCGCCTATTTCGACACCGCGTTGTCGGCAGTGAGCGACTATAACCTTGTCGTCACGCCGGACATGGTAGGCAGCCCTAAGCCGAGTGGCGGTAATTATGCTGCGTCCGACGTGAACGTCTGCCAGCGGCTACGCATCTTCGATTGCGACGGCCAGATGCGTCAGCAAAGCCTGGTTGGCGTGGGACTGCAAGGGCGGTTTTGCTACGACGTGCAGGTGCGGGGCGGCACGCATAGCCGATATTATGCTGGTGTGCAGTGGTGGGGCGGTGACAGCGATCCTTCACAGCAGGGCGCGCTAACCAATGTCCGCAAGGCGCAGAACTGGACCGTGGATGGTTGTATCGGCCGCGACCTCGTAGCCGGCTATTGGGGCTCAATGGGCCAGAACATGCTGGTGCAGAATGTCGAGGTATACGGCGCGCAGGATGTGGCACTTGACTGCGAGGGTGGCATCAACGTCACTTTCAAGAACTGCAAGGCGCGCGATGGCCATAATGGCTGCCTTACCATTTTCAACTATAACAAGAACGTGCGTTTTGAAAACTGCACTGCGGAAGTGACGGATAAGAACTATCTGCTGGCACGTGTATACAACGCCAGCCAGATTACCGCGCTTAATCTCGATGTGACGTATCAAGGCTGCTCATTCACCTGTTTTGATACGACAGGACCGGGGCGGATTGACACCAATTCGGGACCTGTCCGGTCGTACACGCTTGATGGCTGCACTGTCGTTAACGCCATAATTGATATTAGCGGTTCCAACCAGGCAGCAATCCGCGCTGATGTGCGGCTGCCTTACAAGGCTGCGGCCGCCTTTAATGTCATCTCGGTACGGGAGACGCAGGGAGGTGGGAATTTTGCCGCGCCGATGGCTAAGGTGTCAGGCTGTTCAATCTACAGTGAGGTGGCTCAGCCTGCCGGGTCAGTGGGTTACTATGCCACGGCTGGCGATCCGAACTCCGTTCCTGATCACCTGATCGTCAACAACTCCATGCGCATCCCGCTGGATGACAACAGCCAAGCCGGCATCCGTGTCGTGTCGGCAGGGCGTGGTGGCCTTCCTGCTGCCTTCACGGTGCGGGGCAACATGACGGAAGGCCCTATCGCCACTGCTACATCGCAAGGGCCTGCCGGGCTGTTCGATGTGTCTCAGAACTTCAACGCACGCGGCGGCGTGCCGCCGATGGGATAAGCCATGAAGTACGTTGTCAAAGTTTTTGATACTCGCGGCACGATGTATCGAACGCAAATCCCGTATGACGCCTTGGAGGATGCACGGGCTCAGTATAACAGCGAGCATCTTTACGGCCGTTTTATGCGTGCCGAGCTATGGTCCGGGTCTTTTACAAATGAGACGTGGACCGATAGCGAAATGCTGGCATCTAAGGTGAAATCGTGATCCAGTTTCCCATCCAGGAATGCGTGCTGGCGCTACCCAGCGAAGGAGAAAAGCAAGTGACGAAGGGCCACGAAAAGCCGAAGAAAGACGACGATTGCACGCCGATCGAGGATGGCGGCTTCACCACGCAGGATGATAGCGGTGGTGGCAGCAACACCAATCCGCCGCCGCCGACGAAGCCTGATCCGAAGTAATGTGTAAGCTGGTCACCTTTGGCCTGCTTTGCGTCGCTGCCCTTGTGGTGGCGGCGCATTCGCGTGAGGACCGCGCGTTTGCCAAGGTGGCCGGCTGGACGGTGTTGGGCAACTGGGCATTGTTCGTGATGCCGTGGGTCTACAATCCGCTATCCATAGCACATTTGCTGAAGGTCGCAGGACTGCCGGTTGGCCACGAAGATGCGTGGGCGCTGACAGATTTAGCATCGATCTTTATCATAGGATACGCAGGGCGGCATGTCTGGTGGTCACCCATCATCTGGTCGCTGCATATGTCCATGTTGGCTATGCTTTCCGTTGCTTGGGCTAACAGCTTGGAATATATACAGTATAGCGCAGTCCTGGACGCTTGTTTGATCGTGCAGCTTGCGGTGTTGTTCCTTGTAGGGGGTGAAGGCTGTGCCGATCGTTTGTCTGATTGCTGGCGTGATATTCGTCGTATGGGCGGGCCTGCCGGCACAAGCACTAAGGCTTTTTCAGCGCGCGAGGCAGCGGAATGATTGAGCAGCATGACCTAAAGCACGTCTGGATTGCCATGTCGGCGATGGCGGGATCGATCACCGCCCTTGCCAACATGAAATACAAGGAGATGAGCTGGACGGATATCATGCTTACGGTTTTCGTCGGTTTCGCATTCGCGGTTATTTTCGTACCCTATGCCGCCGCTGATTGGTTCGGCATTGATGAAAACAATCTTCGCGGCATTTGCGCCTCCGTCTATATCGGGGGCACAGCCTGGAACAGCCTCATGCCGCTCGTTATTCGCCGGTTCAAAAAGATGATCGAAGCAATCGGCGGGGAGGACAAGGCATGACCGTGTTCGATATCGCAAACGTGATCGGGCGTTCGATCCTGACGCTTCTGGTCATCTACAAGCTGGCGCAATTTCGGGAAATGGCCAATGTCATGGAGCGTGTTGGGCTGGGCATGATGGGCGCGGGGTCGTTCCTGACGCTGCCGGTCATCATGTATAAGTATAACAACCCGTTTGAAGGCTGGTCGGTGTCTATCCTGACGTTCGGGGCCATCATGTTCCTTGTCGGCCGCACCTGGCGGGATCGACGGCACGCGATGGCCAACGAGAGGCAGGTTAAGCAGTCGCGGGAGTATCTGGAAGGGAGGGGGCTGTTGTGAACCAGAGGAATGCTCTGTTCGATGCTATCCGCCCCTTTGCGCCACATCAACGCTTCACGCCCGCAATGGTGACCATGATCGACGATCTAGCTGACCGCTTCGGCATTGCCCGTGACAATGGCCGCCGTATGAGCGAGCAAGGCATCGCGTCGCTGAAGGAGTTCGAGGGCGTGCGCCTGACGGCATATCCGGACCCTGCAACCGGCGGCGACCCTTGGACGATTGGCGTCGGCCACACAGGGCCAGAAGTGCGCGAGGGCATGACCATTACGGCCTCCAAGGCCGATGAACTGCTGCACAAGGATCTGTCGCGTTTCGAAGCGGCAGTTAACCGCTTGGCTCCCAAGACCAATCAAGATGAATTTGACGCACTGGTGTCGTTTGCCTTCAATGTCGGTGAGGGCAACCTTGCATCCTCCACCCTACTCAAAAAGCATAACGCTGGCGACTATGATGGCGCAGCGGCGCAGTTTGCGGTATGGAACAAAGGCAACGGCAAGGTGATGCCGGGATTGATTAAGAGACGCGCCGCAGAAGCGCGGATGTACAAGGGATTGCCTGTTTAACCGCTTTCGGGCCACGGAGACACATCATGAACATCGGCAAGCTACTTAACGCCGCCATCAAGGCCATCAAGGCCAACCCTTCGCTGGTCGTCAGCGCCGTCACCGCGATCGCGCCGGTCGTAAAGGCCATCAAGACCGAAGCCAAGAAGCCGGGGGTGTAAGACCATGCGCAGGAACATCGTCACATTCGCGGAACCACAGCCGAATGATAACGCGCTGTTCCTGCTGGCTGAAAAGCTGACGGGGGTCAATCAGCGGCTGGCGTTCGTGGAGTCGGAACAGGCTCTGACGATCAGTGAGTTGATCACCAAAATTGATCAGGTGCTGATCCTGCTGAACGGCGGACAGTTGCCCACGTTGCTCAACACCACGATTACGTCTACGCTTTCCATCACGGCGGTTGCTGGTGCGCCCGCTTCGTTTGAGTTGCTTACCAACACCGCAGACGAGCAGGACGCACGTCTCGATCAGCTAGAGGCCGCCTGATATGTCTTTGCCGCCGGAAATCACCAACGTCGCTGAGTTCGTGGCCTATATGACGGCCCGCGATCAAAGCCGGGAAACGCGGCTCGCCGCGCTGGAGGGTGGCACGGTTACGCCTACGCCCACGCCTGGCCCTACGCCCGCACCGTCCATCACCACTCCCGCCGCCATCTCCAGCGACGGTACGCCGCAGGTTGGCGAGTTGCTGACGGGCGTCGATCCGGTGGTGGCGTATGGCTCTGTCACGGCGCGGCGGTGGTTGCTCGGCACGACGACCCTGACGACGAACAAGACATACACTCCCACTGCGACTGGCGATCACCGCTATGTCACGGACATCACCGGCGATGATGGTTCGGCGCTTCAAAGCAGCGCCACGATCACGGTGGCGGCGGCTACTGTTAGCAACGCTTCCAGCTTCACGATGTCCCAGCTCACAGATGCAAATCGCATCTATCAGCGCCAAACTACGACTGGCGGCGGTCAAGGCAAGGGGGCAGGCAGCATCTCTGTTCCTATCAATGTCACCACGCCTGGTCAGATCTTTGCTCGCATTAGGTCCGACGATGGTTCGACGATTTTGCAACAGCCATATGCGCTTGCATCCACCACCGCGACCGGTGCGCAAACCATTCAGGTCGCCAATGTCGACGCTCGCAAGGGCTGGTTTTATCTCGATCTCTCGGGCGATGGCTCGACGTGGAAGAACGGCACGGTGCTTGTCGGCATGGGCCGCCTGATCGCCCTGTCTGGTCAGTCGCAGGCCGTTCGCCAAATCGGTAAGATGCCTTCGTATAGCGGCACGAACGCGTCTCTCAGCGTGGCGATCGATCCAAACAGTGCGGTGTTTGCGCGCTACACGGACAGCGCTCGCAGCGTGACGACGCCCGTTTGGGCGGTCCCTGCCGATGCTTCTAATTACGACAGCACCTTCGTTTCCGAGCTCCTGCGCCGGCAGGTCGCTGACCGTGGCGTTAACTGCGGCCTCATCGGTCACGCTGTAGGTGCCACGGCTATCGCAGCTTGGCAGCCCGGTGGGCAGAATTATACCGATTTGCGTGCCGTTCTTGAGGCTGCTGGCGGGTTCGAAGCTTTCTATTGGCACCAGGGTGGCGACGATGCCGGCGCGAACACCAGCGCCGCTACGTATCAGTCCGGTCTTAGCGGCATCTTCGGAGATTTGCCGGCTCGCAATGCCGCACGGGGCACGTCTTTCGAACGGTATGTCACAGCGATGGCAACCCGCACGTCTGGCGGTGCCGGCACCACTGCATCGGTCCAGACAATCCGCAAGGCGGCATCGGACTGGTCTGCGAGCAACAACGCCACCTATCTTGAGCCGCATGACATCGTGCTGGAGGATGCGGTTCACCAAGGCCAGCGTGGCAGCATCACACTGGCCCGCCATGTGCATCGTGCGACCACGGCAGCGACCGATAATGGCCCGACCATCGTTTCCGGTTCGCGGTCGGGCGCAGTGATTGCGCTGACCACTTCCGCCGCAGTCACGACGCTGGGCACTGCCGGAAATCGGTTCTCGATTTACGCGTCTGGCACCTCCACTACTGCGCTCGCCATCGCTAGCGTATCCGCAAGCGGTACGGCGGTCAGCGTGACGCTATCGGCCGATCCGGGGTCTTCGCAGGCACTGGATGTGTATTGGCTGCGCCACCCCGACCCGTCGAGCTCGGCTGCGGCGTCGGACATGATCTACGATACCTATACGGCTGATGGTCTGCCCACAGGGCGGCAGTTGCAGCCGACGCTTGCCGGCCCCGTGGCTGTCGCCGCTCCGGGCGGGAGCACTCCAACGCCTACGCCTACGCCTACGCCGACTCCCACCCCAACGCCCACGCCCACGCCTGGAACCACAACCTATACGGCCACCGGCAAGAATGCTCAGATGAGCTACGGCGGATCTTCCAACCCTGACGTAACTGGCTGGAACAATCGCAAGATTGGAGATGCCCGGACAGCGGCCGCACTGACCACGTCGACCGGAGCGGCGACCGGCTGGACAGACGTTGTTACCAGCTCTGGGTCGCCTGGGGCTACCGACGCGACGCCCAATGCAGGCGGTGCGGCCGGTGGTGGCGCGACGACTGGTAACAACAGCGGCGTGTATCCCGATAATGTGATGATCGGATATTGGTTCAGCCAAAGCGGCGGCGTCGCAACCCATGTGTTTGCTGGCCTCGATGATGCCAAGGCGTATGACTTCACGTTCTTCGCCTCGCGTACCAGCGCGGGTCGGTCAACGCAGTTCACCGTCAACGGAGCCGTGCAGACGCTGGACGCCTCCAATAACACCACGCAGACCGTCACTTTTGCAAAGGTTCGCCCCTCTGGCGGCGCAGTCAACATGTCGTGGACGGCCGGAACATTGAACGGCACGACCAGCACCTTCGGCTACATCAATGCCGGCGTCATCACCGAATACAGCATCAGCTAAAGGAATAGCGAGCATGAACCGATACCTCATGGTGGCCGGCGTCATGCTCGCCGCCTTCCTGGCGGCCCCCGCCTCCGGGCAAACCATCGCCGGCTGCGGCCCCACGGACATCAGCGAGGCGGAAGCCGACAATGCCACCGCGCTGATCACGAACGCCGATTGCTTCGCCAAGGCCAAGACAGCAGCCACAACGGCCGAGCAGGTCCGCCGCGATCGTATCAAGGCTCTGCCGCCGGTCACTGGTTGGGTCAACTGTGTCGAGGAGGGCGGCACGTGCACGGTGCCCGCGAATACGCAGGTACGCTACGGCGCGGCGGGCAAGTTCGTTACCAAGGCCTTGTCCGGCAAGTTCGCCTGCAACAATGCCACGTTCGGCGGTGATCCCATCGTCGGTACGGTAAAGGCGTGTGCGACGCAGGGGGCGGTGACACCTGTCCCTGTCAGCGACCGCACGAACGGCCTTGGTATCAACGTCGCCTCCGTCGACTATTATTCGAATGAAGCCACCTTCGCCAACATCGTGACCGGTGCTGGCTGGGTCGACACGAATAACCAGTGGCAACCGGTGCCTGCGGATCAGATTGACACACTTGGGATGCCGCTGTTAGTCCCTGACGGCAAGAGCTACGCAATCGTCATGACGCCCCCAGCCGGCATCTTTGCAGGCCAGGCAGCGTCAGTCCGCTGCACCTGGACCGGCACCGGCAACGTTGACATCGGCGGTTCGCGCAAGACAATTACGCGCGGCGATCATACGCTGACGTTCGACTGGCCTGCTGGCCCTGCGCCGGAAGGCAATACGCGCAACTGGATTTCAATCTCCAAAGTGCCCGCCAGCGACCCGATCAAGGGTCTGGATTGCCGCAACGTCAAGCTGCCGCGCGATGCCGTGTTCGAACCGCAGATCATCGACAGCCTCAAGCCGTTCAAGGTCATCCGCTATCTGGACTGGTCAGCCGCCAACCAGAACCCGGCATCGGTGACTTGGGCGAACCGCACGCTGCCGAACAGCATCAACCAGGTCGACCGCAAGCGCGACGGCGTGGCGATCGAGCATATGCTGGCCTTGGCCAAGGCGGTGGATGCCGACCCGTGGTTCACGATCCCCTGGAACGCGGATGCGGACTATGTCACCCGCATGGCGAAGTTGGTCCATGACAGCCTGCCGGCCGGCCGGCGCGCCTATGTCGAGTTGGGCAACGAGCCGTGGAACTACGCTTTCCCGCTGTCGCACCAGATCCAGGCCGAAGGACTGGCAGCGGGCCTGCATACTAACGGCTTCCAGGCCAACATCGCACGCTATGACCAGAAGGTCATCGAGACGATGGCGATCTGGTCGAAGGTGTTCGCCGACAAGCCCCAGGCACTCGTTCGCGTCGCCGGGTCGCAGGCGTCAAACCCTTGGGTCACCGATCAGCACCTGGCAAACCCGGCGCTGGTGCAAAGCATCGACGCCATCGCGATCGCGCCATACTTCAACTATCCCGATAGCTTGCCGGCCGATGCAGCCCTGCCTGCCCGGATGGCGTCGCTGCGCAAGGGCATGGACGACATCCTGGCCAAATCGTGGACGACCCTCGACGCGGTCCGCGCCAAGGGCAAGCGGCTCATCACCTATGAGGCGGGTCAGCACGTCACGGACTTTACCACCGGCGGAGGTGCGCGGGTGCAGATGGTCAATCGTGCACCCGAGATGGCGACGCTGTACAAGGATTATATCGCCGCGTGGAAGGCTAAGGTCGGCGATGTAATGGTCTTGTATAGCGCGACCGGTCCGGCCGGTGGGGGCGGTGCCTGGGGCATCCGTGAGTATGCGGGTCAGCCTGTGGCGGAGACGCCGAAGCGTGCAGCAGTGTTGGAGGCGGCTCGTTAAGTGACACCTATAGCGTAGCAACCATCGCACGTTAGATATCCCTGCTCCGCCTTCTCTCGCAGACAGGCGGAGCAATATCCTTGTGCAAGGCGCTCGCGTCGGTAATCCCGCTGCCTGCTATTCCATCGCTTGATTTTGGCTAGGGCGAGAAGGATCGGGGTCATGGGGTCACCGTAGAAAACGCGGAGCCCACCCGTATTCGAAGCCCCGCCCCGATATGGATCAGACCTCGATCAAGGCATAGCTGTACCATCCGCTGCGCTTGCAGCCGCTCATAGCCGGCGGCGACAAGCCGCATGACCAGCAGCTTGCCCGACACGCCGTCATCCCACTGCGCGACGGTATCGATAACCGTCTGCTTGGTCGGCGCCAGTTGCCGCTCCACCAGCGCGGCGTCGGTGGTCTGGGTCATGCGGCCCTCCGCCCACGAAATTGCGGCCTGGTGGCTAAGTTCTGGGCCAACGCAGAATTTGGGTGCTGACAGGCAAGATTTTCGACGCGAGCGATACCCTCCATCAGGCTGACCCCCTGTTCGTCGCGGATAAAGCGGGCGGCGTCCACCCACGTCATCTCCAGCGCCATTTCGATCATCGTGCCATAATCTTCGTCCGTCATTCTCTATCTCCCTCGGAGGATGCGGGTGCCAGCCCGCAGGGTGGCGGGGTGAGCGTGGCGGGCGGTGTCACGCCCATGTGAGCGGCGATTGTGCGGAGCTGGAAGAGCGCCGTCACGCGGGCTAGCTCGGCTACGATCTGGGCATCAGTCGGCTCCCCCATCACGCTCTCCCATCCTGGGTAGTGTCCGGGATACCTGCGGTGGGGGTGGCGGCTTGGCGGCGCTCCCACTCTGCTTCAGCGAACCGGCGCAGCGTTGCTCTATCGACATAGCCAAAACGGCGATGGCATCTGATGCACTCGCCCCAGACGCCGTGGTCATCGCTCTGGGTAGTGCAGGGGTGCGAGCCTAGAGCGCAGAGCAGTTTGCCCCAGATCCTCATGCCGCCCTCCCCTGGGGGTATGCGGGGACGATATGCCGCCTCACAACATCACCATCATCATATTTGCCCGCCAAAATAGCCTCTCGTGGTATGCATCGATGCTGGCGGCCCTTGGTGTCAACCAAAAAGTCGGGATATGCGGCTGCGGCGGCTTGACGGGCGGAGAGAAGATCACTGGTCGACATGGGCGGTTCCTTGGTGGGCGCGGGCGCGGAGGGCGGCAGCGGTGAGGGCCAGGGCGGGGGTGGCGGCGTAGACATCACAATGCCATTCATCCTCAACCCGCTGGCGGTCCCAATCGTCAGGCGCGGCTATGTGGGCATACCATCGCCGGCTCTCGGCTACGCCCTTGTTCTTGCCGAACTCAACCCATGGATAGCAATTGGGCGGCACCAGAGACATGGCAGCGTCGAGCGAGGCGGTATAGCGCTTGGCTTCCACCGGATTAGGGTTGGTCTGGCTACCTACCAGCCAGCCAGCCATTCCAGGTGCGACGATGGGATTGCCGCCGCTCTGACCTATTGCCAAGCAAATCAGCGCATCCAACTCTCTATCCGGCCCCTCCCTCGCCTCCACGCGCGAGGCCAGCTCCATCAGATCAGTCATGGGAATTTCCTTGGATGAAGTTGCGGACGGCGAGGCCGAGGGGGGTGAGCGCCCAAGTGGTGGCGGGCCAAATGCTTCCCTTGCGGCGTTCGCCATCACCTTTCTTGCAAAGCGAATAGGTGCGGGCGATCTCACGCTCTGGATGGCCTTCAAGCCGGTTGCGTAACGCCCAGAAGCTGACCTCCCTTGGCGCACCTTTCTCATGCGTGCGTGGCGCGCCATCTTCGCGCATCCATAAAACCGCCTCCCGCTGCGCCTTGCTCAAGCGCCCCGCGATCTCGGCTACCTGCTGGGGGTCTGGCGGGGTCATGCGGCGGCCTTCCGACGCTGTTCCCCAAGCGCAAACCGAGCATCACCAATGCTCGGACGGCGATCATAGACTGCCATCGCGAAGCAGCACGGCTGGCACCAGCGGAAGGTCTCCAGCCCATCATCACCACGCTCGGTCAGCACCCTGTTACGGGTGCCCGGCTGGCATGGCCCAGCGCAGGTGTGACAGGTGCCGCCCCCACGGGTCGTGACCATCTTGTCGGACAGCGCCACCTCGCCATTGCCGAAGTCGCCGGCGAACGGATCGTCAGCGAGGCAATCAACCTCCCAGCGGAACGGCTTCACGCCCCCTCCCCCTCGGTCGCTGCATGGCCGGTAGCTGGGATGTGGTATCCCGTGCCGTCTCCCTGCACGTTCCACTTGCGAGCACGGTTGATTGCCATCTTCTGTTCGACCGCTGCCCAAATGCCGGGCACTCGCGAAAGGCAGATCAGTACGTCAGCCGCTTCGATGCGGGCCTTATCCGACCACGAAAGCGATTGCGCCTCCTCCACAAGTTCTGCCAGTTCCTCACCGGCGCGGGTAGCCATGCGGTACGGTGTGCAGGGGCCAAACGTCTGCTCGCACCATGCGGCCACGCTCTCCCAAGTCTCCCCCGTAGCTGGGATGGTCGGGGCGGCTGCGAGGGCGGCGGCAAGCTGGCTGCATACCTCTTCGGTCATTTCGTCCGGCACGTTGCCGCGCATGATGCCGAACAGCGCTTCCCAGATGTCATTGCCGTCCAGCACCATCGCGGGGTCAGTCGCGGGCGGGAGGGAGGCCCCATCAGTCAACCACGCGACCTTGCTATGCGGGTCGCGCCCCTCCCGCTCCCCCGCCCCGCTCGCGGCTTCGGCGGTGGCGAGACGGTGGCGGGCGAAGGCGATACAGAGCGAATGGCCGTCACGGTTACCCGCGCGGACCATGGCTGCATAACGCTCTTTGCCCTCGTAGGTGTCGATCACGTTGGCAGCCGCATCGCGATCAGCCTGGGTCACGGTCAGCGCCCGCGCCTCTGCGGCATCGGTGGTCGTGTTGGTCATGCTGGCCTCCGAAGATCAGCGAGCGCGCGCGTCAGGTCCATGCTGGCCCGGCGGATTGCGCCTCGCTCGCGAGGGAAGTTATCGTGAGTGAAGCTGTGGCCATGCCGCTCGTACGGCTGCGCGTCCGGCAGCGCCGTGGCGCGCGCGATAAAACGCTCGGCCTCGGCAACAGCGGCAGTTATCTTGTCCCTGTTCATGCTGCGGGCTCCTTGGTTGGGGCGAGGGCGGCCATAGCGATGCGTTCCATCTGCTCGACCAGCTTGCGGGGCACTTTGCAGGTCTCGACATCGCCCGGCGGACGGACGCGCAAAATCTCATGCAGCGCCTTCCGCTCGATCGTCTCCGCCTCCAGCGCCGACCGCAGATCAGCCGGTGCGCGGGTGGTGGCCTTGGCCTCGTCAGCAAGCGCCATCAGCGCATGCCAGTCGGCAACCTGCACCTTGACGTGATCCTTGCCGGCGCGCGTGCGATCGCAAGCCGCCGACATAATGCGGGTCAGCTTCTCACTCACCATGTCGGGTCTCCTGACGGGCGGAGGCGATCGCGGCATGAGCAGCCTTGGATGCAGCTTGCTGCGCAGCTACGATGCGTCGGTCCTGTTCGCCCTTGATGCCTGCTAGCTTGCTGGCCAGCTTCTGCGCGTCATCCTCGCTGTCGAAGGATGCCAGCACATCGGTCTTGGCGACCTGCCGCTGGCGCGTTCCGTACAAGGCAAGAAACACCAGCTTTTCGGTGATCCTGACGACCTTGTGGATGTCGGGCGACAGGACGCCGCTGGCACCGCTATAGCCAGGAATAACGGCGTACTGCCCCACTGCGATCTCAGTCATGGCTCTCTCCCTGACGGGCGGAGGTGGCGGCTGCGCGAAGGGCGGCGACTACCTCGGATTGCTGGCGATTGGGGGCATCGTTGAAGCCGAGTATTGTGCGGCCCAAGCTCAAGCCTAGGATGCTGACGGCACGATCAAAGAGCGGGGTCATAAGCCCACCGGCGATGGATGCGATCGCACCAACGGTGCACCAGCAAACCGCGTCATCTGCCGTGGTCTGTGTTGCGCTTCCATCAGCTCGCCTTGCGTAGGCGTCTTTCGTCCACGCGTCGGGTTGCTCCAATCGCGTTGCCGCAGCATCCAGCACATCGGCCACAGTCTGAGGGGCGATCATGCGGCCACCCAAATGCCAAAGAGAACAAGCCCGAAAAACAGCGCCATAACCAGCGCTGTCTCATTGCGGGCGGCAAACCCAGCGAACCACGTTTCCTTGTTCATCCCCTCAATCCTCTCTCTTTCCTGCACCGGCATATATGCCGGGGTATGATAGTCGCGGCCCTGATAGCGGATGCGGGTCACAGCCACACCCCGCCGTTACGATTGTGAACCAGCGTGAGATAGCTGACCTCATGACCATGCAGACGCGTCTGTTCCATCACCGCCGTGTCGTGGGCATCATTCTTCATGCGCGTGAAGACGCTTTCCAGCTCATGGGCCAGGTGGTTGGCGATGCTGTCGAAGTCGCTGCCTTGCGCTACCTTATGCATGATGTCGATCTGGTCCGTCAGCGGCAAGCGCTGGATGGCGGCGATGATGGCGTCTTGCGTTTGCATGGGATGCTCCTTCTCTGTGATGGTGGTATGGGCGCACAATCTGCGCATGTCAACGATAATCACGCATAATTTGCGGTTGCCATTCCTCTTCAAGGCGCGCATATCCTGCGCCATGGCTACCAAACATCCCCACGCTCCGGCGATCGAAGCAATCGGTGAAACGATTGTTCGCGGTCATTACAACCTCAGCAAGCGAGGCTGGCAAAACTGGCGACAGAACGGTGTGCCGCGCCTGTACTGGAAAAGCCTTGACTTGCTAGCGCTGACGGAAGGCAAGCCGGAACCCAAGTTTGAAGAGAAGAAAGCATAATGCTAGTAGCAGTCATGGAAGACGGCCACCTGGTCGGATATCAGCCGTTTTTAGGTAAGCACCGCACAGTTGCCGAGATGGACAAGGTCGCGGGTTTTCTGATCGGCTCACGTGTTGAGCGGCAGATGAAGCCACAATTTAATCGGGTTGCCACAGACAGTGGCGTAGACGGCTTGCAAATCCGCTCCACCCTTCCCGACGCACCTTGTGGGCGGTGTGGTGCACGCGGCTGGTGCGGGCATAATGGGAGGATTTCGGCATGATTATGACGCAGAAAGAGCAAGCGTTCTACAATTACGTCTTGAAACTGGCTCTGGACGATCAACCATGCCCCCGCAGAGAGGTGATAGCCAAGGATTTGGGCGTCAGCAATCAAGCCGTATCGCATGTCATACGGTCGTTACGAGGAAAGAAAGCCATAGCCGTTGAGGTTTGCAACCTCGGATGGAACAGAGGCTGCCAACGCATAGTACATCTGGTGGCACACGGTATTTCCACTGGTAAATCACATGACGATTTGCCGCCGGCAGCGCGCGGCCTTGGTTCTGCTTATGACAGTAATATAGAGCGGGAATTGCTAAGTTTTGCGTGTGACGCTCTCCTCCGCCGCCAGCTAGAGACTGGTGCGCATTGGATACGTGACCCCGCGCAATTTCAGGCAGCTTGCGAGAGCGTGGGCTTAGAGGTGGTGGCGTAATGCGCTACCTCGACGTATGCGCGGGCATCAGCGCCAGTACGGTCGCATGGAAGCCGCTGGGCTGGGAGGCGGCTGCATACAGCGAGATTGAGGCGGCACCCCGAGCTGTTCTCGCCCACCACTATCCCGACACGCCGCTTCACGGCGACTTCACCACCATTCGAGGCGACGAATATGGAGCAATCGACCTTCTCGTGGGCGGAACCCCCTGCCAAGATTTCAGCATCGGCGGACTCCGAGCGGGACTGGATGGAAAGCGTGGCGGACTGTCACTGGAATATTTGCGACTGGCTGATCGTACACGGTCCACGTGGCTGGTATGGGAGAACGTTACCGGAGTTCTGTCGCTTGACGGAGGACGGGCATTTGGTGCCATCCTCGGGGGGCTGGCGGAACTCGGGTATGGGTTCGCCTACCGAGTTCTTGACGCTAGGGGTTTCCACCTTTCCGACCAACCCCGCGAGCGGGTTATCTTGGTCGCAAATCGTAGAGACTGGCGCGCTGCCGGAGCGGTACTATTTGAGCGCTCGTGCCTTGAAGGGCATCAGCCAACGAAAGCGGAAACCGCCCCTGTTCTCACCCGTCTTGGGGGTGTGGCTCTCGATGACCGCACGCCGTGCGTGTTGGGTAAGGGCAGACCTCGCCGCACAACACCGCGAGAATGGGAACGAGCGCTTGGCTTCGAAGATGACTACACGCTTGTTAGCTGCCGCGGCCGGCCTTTGGGCGATGGCCTGAGATATAAGGCGCTGGGCAACAGCATGGCCGTGCCGGTGATGCGGTGGATCGGCGAACGTATCCAGGCTGTCGAAAATCTATTACAGACGCCTAAGATCGCAAGGCCGCCCGCATAGGCCAAAGCCTCACAATCTCCGCCTCGATATAGGGCCGCACAGCCGGAGGGATCTTGGCTAGTGCGGCTTTTCTTTGTGTCTGATCTGGCAAACAAATGATCTCTTTTGCGCCCTCGAATATGGGGAAACGCGCCCAGCTCTGAATAGAGGCGGGCGCGTCTTCCAGGGCAATTCGGCCTGATAGGACTTCGGTCAGCCACCAGTGGACGGGGCGGGTTATTTCATCCAATCTTCCAGCGCCTCCCACGCTGCAACGGCCCCCAACGCCACGCAGGCGAATGCGCCATTGGCAGCCGCAACTTCCAGATACGCCTTTTGCTCTTTCGATACCTTGGCGGTCTTGGCGCGCGACTTCATCTCCATGACGAACGTGGGCGCGCCGGGAATGATCACATCCGATGCGCCCTTCACAAAGCCACCTTCGCCGACAATCGCCTGCTGCTGCATGGCGCTGCGCTTGCCCTCGTTGCGAATGTGTAGCGCGATAGCCCCCAAATGGGGGTGGCCACGCCGCAGCCGGTTAAAGAAGCTGGCCATTTCCACCTTTTCGGATGGGCATGGGTCGGATGTGGGGGTGCCGTATACCTTGTAAGTCATGCCGCCATACTCTCCAATTCGTCAGCCGGCTCATTGAAGGCCAGGATACGGTAGAAGGACGATCCAGCCTCCTTCACGTAGGATACGGTGTCTGGCTGCCCTTCCCTGGTAGCAGCGTCGAACCGCGCCCAATCCGCCTTTGCCTTGGCAAAGGTCGCCTCAGGCTGATGCCATGTGCTGAAGCGCCGATAGGGCGTCACCCAATCCGCGCGCACCACGGCATTGCCCTTCTGAGACACGGACGGCTTAAGCTCCAATGATAGAACCACGTCCGTCTGTGGATGGTGCGGGTCTTTCTTCATGGCTTGGAAGTCGGCGATAAGTTTGGTGTTCGGGTCTACGATCTCCGCCTTGCACTCACGGCAATAGCGCGCCGCAATGTCATTGTCCGCGCCACACGCCTCGCAGGCCTTGGAGGTCCAGCGGTAGTTGCAACGATCGTGGCGGCCGTCCTGCCCGGTGCGCACCATTCCGAAACACCGCCGGCCGTAGTGGCCCGACATGGGACCATATTCCGTCTCTACCCGCGCGCCCCACACATCCAGGCAATAGCCGTTCTTGTCGAGGGTATAGCCTTCTGCGTCCTTATGGCGCGTGAACTCGTTCTCATAGCCACAGGCCGGGCATTCGGCCTTCACTTCGCCGCCAGCTTCCTTGCCACCGCGCGCTTTCACGATCGGCGCGGACAGGTCGCCATCCGGGCAATGATCCTCGATATTGCCAGCATAATCCATGATGCGGACTTCGCGCTTGTCAGGATGAAGGCGCAAGCCCCGGCCGATGATCTGCTGAAGCAAGCCGACGCTTTCCGTCTTGCGCAGGATCGCGATCACGTCGACATGCGCGCAATCCCAGCCTGTGGTAAGCACGCCAACGTTGACCAGATATTTGAGCTGGCGGGTTTCGAAGCGCCGCAAGATGCCCTCGCGATCCTTGGAGCCGCCGGTAATCAGCGCAGACAGGCTAGGGGGCAGCGATGCCAAGATCTCCTGCCCGTGCTGGATGGTGGCAGCGAAAAACACCACGCCCATCGCCCCTCCAGAGCGCGACACCACATCCGCTACGATACTGGCGGTCTTGCGGCCATGCCCGACGAAGGCCTGGTCTATCGCGCTAGAAGCAAAATGGCCATTGCGCTGTAGTTGCAAGCCTGATGTATCATAGGCGGCGGCCCCCGTGGCCGATACCACAGGGCGCGTCAGATACCCCTGGTCGATCAGGTCTTGTGCCTGGATGCGATAGACGCATTTCAGGAAGTACGGATCGCGGCAGGTGTCGTCACTGTTGGCTTTTCCATCCGGGCCGATACGGTAGATATAACCTTCCCCCAGACGAAAAGGCGTCGCGGTGGTTCCTATGACCCGCAGACGGGGGTTAGCCGCCTGCATAGCCTCGATAATGCTGCGCACGGTCGGCGTCATGCCATGGGCCTCGTCTACCACGACAGCGCAATAGCTCTCCAGAAAGCGCGAGATAGACCGTGACACGGTGCCGGGTGTCCCGAAAACGACGGGGTGGCGTGTCGACTTGGCCCCGGCACTGGCGGAGAACAGCGAACAGGGCGCACCCAGCGCTTTGTACTTGGCGGCGTTCTGGATCACCAGCTCGCGCTGCGGGGCCAGGCACAGCACCTTCTTGCCACCGCTGATCTCATGCAGCCATTCGGCCAGATATGCGATCAGCAACGACTTGCCGGCACCCGTGGCGGCTTCGATCAGGATGGGGTCGACACCTTGCCGGAGTTCGGCTTTCGCGGCGTCGATAGCGGCGGCTTGGTAGGGGCGGGGCGTGAACATCAGCCAAGCCGCCAGTGGCTTGAGGGCTTACCTTTCCACTGCGACAGATCCGCATCCGGAGCCAGCGCCTTCAGCGCCTTGGCATAGGATACCGCCCCTTCCCGCTCCACCTTCGTCAGCTTGCGCCCGGCAATGAGGGCATCCTGCCCCTTGGCCAGCGCCGCAATCTCCGCCAAGACTTCCTTCTTCCGCTCCGTTGCCAGCTCGATCGCGTCAGATAGCTGATCATATTCCGCGATCATCTGGTGGGCAGCGGGGGTGTCGATGATCTGGCGGAGGGGGGATAGGTGTTCTTCGGGGTTCTGGAGAGCGTCCAGGAACTCGGCGTGGAATTGGCGGAGGCGGGGGATGTTGTCCAGCATCCAGCCTTCATCCCGGAGAACCATAACCCATTGCGAACCGTGCGGGGTCCATTGGTTGAAGTACCACCCTTTACGCTTAGTGACATAGAGGCATACCTGGATCTGCGCATTGTAATGCGGCTGCTCCTCCAGCGTCTTAAAGACGGGGGGTGTGTCATTGCGAATGCCGTAAGGGCATTTTTGCTCAAGTCCATAATCGTCATAGACCAGACGATCGGGTGAGCACCCCAGCCAATCCTCGAAAGGAATGAACGGTGCTTCGGTGGTAGTGATGCCCGTATCAAATTCGAACTCGGCAATTGCCATGTCTTCCATGGCATTACCCCATGCCACGGGCGGTGGCACCGGGTCCGGGAACTCGCTGGGTGCGCCCAGTACATCGCGCACCATGGCGCGCATGACGCCATCACGGCTCATGAAGGGCGACATGCCAAGAATGGCCCCAGCCACTGAGGCCGTCACCCGGCCCTTTCGGGCTTCGAACCATTCGGGGGTGCGTTGTTCGATCATGCTCGGTTCTTCCAATCACATGCTTTCTGAGCTTCTGCGCGGCTGGCATACCAACCATCGCAAATGCGAGTCCGCATTCCATCGCTAGTGGGCGTCCATTCGATGATAAACCAAGGGTGCAGCCCCCCGTTTTCCAGCTTTGCTACACGGCAGCTTTCCTGTGTCATCCGTAGCACTCCTGCAAAAACAGTCGATAATCCGCCGCAGAACTAAGCGTCCACGTCAACGTACCGTCTTTCTTTTTATACAGCACGGCAACATCGCGCTTGTCCCACGAACGCCAACGGGCAACCTCATATTCGTTGGTTGTGGGCAGGCACTTGCCGCCTTTTTGCATGACCCATTCGCCAAAATGCGCGGTGCGTACCTTGCGAGCATGCCGGGGAAGATCGTGGTATATGCTGGCCTGCTGTCGATCGCGCGCATTGCGCTGTGATTGCTTGCTCATTCTCTCACTCCTCATCCTCGCCCCGCCCTCTTTCCAGAAAGCGGGGTCCGGTCAGGGGTGGATTACCAAGGGACGTCATCGTCCAAGTCGTCAGCGAAAGACGGCGGAGCCTTCTTCGCCTTCACCGCCGGCCCTTCGCTGATCTCGGCCGTCTTGGGCTTGGCGGCCTGAAGCCAGTTGCCGCCGGGGATCTTCTTATCGGGATCTTCGGGATCATCCTTATCCCACACTCCCAAGGTCGCCACGAACTGCGCGGCCGTCAGCGCCAGGGCCAACTGCTCGTTGGTGGGGCTGCTGGTCAGCTTGGACAGGCGGCCCTTGGCATTCTGGTCGATCGCCATGATCATGCGGCGGTGCTTGTCGCGCTTGGTCAGCGCCTTGGCCTGATCCTTGACGCTGGGGTCCAGGTCGCCGATCCACAGCTTGAAGAACAGCACCCGGTTCGCATAGCCTTCCGGCTTCAGCACCCGACACTTGAGGTTCACAAACTCCTCTTCGACGTTGTAGCCCTTCTTCCAGTCGGCGGACTCGACCGACACCAAGACGGACGACCCCTTGGGGATGACGTCGAATTCACCGCCGCCGGCCGAAAATTCCTTGCTGTCGCTGATGGCGCTGGTGCCATCGCTGAGATCCCAAAAGCTCACGCTGCATTCTCCTCTTCGCTAATGCTGACTTCTTCCTGCGGGGCCGGCTTCCGCTTTCGCGGCTCGATCAGGAACCCCAGCGGATTGACGCCCTTCTCGACCGGCAGATCGTCCTCGATACCGAACCGGTTCTTGGCGACAGTGGCGGGGGTCATGTAGGTCACCAGTACGCGGTCGCCGGTGGTAATGGCCTTCTTCTGCCCGTCTTCACCACGCAGGGCGACTTCCTGCTTCAGAAACCCCACCAGATCGACGTTATCGACATACGGAGCCATGGACTTGCCGGGCAAGCGCAGGCTGTACTGGCTGTAGCCATCGCTGTCCGGCGGATCGATGCGGGCGATATCGGCGTGCGCCAGGAAGAGGGTGTGCATGCCTTTTTCCTTGCGCAGGATCTCGACCGCTTTGCGCACCCGCATATGCATGGCCATGACGGCGGCGGGGCCGGCACCGTAGCCGCCCAAGGCCTGGTTAATGCCGCGCGCCTTGGTATCCTGGCTGAGGACATCGGCCACGAACAACTGTTCCAGCCCGGTACAGGAGTCGATGACCAGCGTCTTGTATTCGTGATCCTCGTCGCGGAGTGCTTTCAGCACGGCCCACAGGTTGTCAGCGGTGGTCAACTCCTCCGGCAGCACGTCCGGCATCTGATCGCGGGGGATGTCGCGCGGGATGCTTTCGCCTTGTGTGCGAATAACCAGCGGTGCGGGGAAGGTAGTGGCAAGGCTGGTCTTGCCGGAGCCTGCGGTGCCGACGATCGTCGCTACGATCGGCTCCCGCTTGGGCTTGGTGACGTGTTGGAGCAATCCCATGATGGGGTTTCCTTTCTTCTCTCTGCTGCTTCCGGGGTTGCTTATGACGCTGCGAGCGGTTATCCGTCAAGCAACATTTTTTAAGCGAGGGAAATTATGCTGACGCTACCGGAAATCAGGCAGATGCTGGCGGACCGCAATCTGCGAGAGGTGAGCCGCCGCAGTGGCGTGTCGTACATGGCAGTTTATCGGCTTGCGACGGGGCGCAGCGCGCCGCGCTATGAAGACGCGAAAGCTGTCGTTGAATATCTCCAGGGAGTCACGGCATGACCCGTGGCTACGACTGGGACGCCATCCGCGCCAACTATCCCTTACAAGAGGTCATCGGTCGCGCGATCAAGGTGCGCAAGGTCAGCGGCTGGTATGAGGCCATGTGCCCATTTCACGATGAGAAAACCGCTAGCCTCAAGTTCCGCGAGAATGATGAGCATTGGCATTGTTTCGGCTGTAGCGCGCATGGGGACGTGATCGATTTTGTTTCAAAGTTCGAGCATGTTTCTAAACCGGAAGCCATCGCCCGTTTGACCGGTGGCAAGGCGATCGAATTCAGCGAGGAAGACCGCCGACGCCGAGATGCTTGGATCAAGGCAGAGGAGGAAAAAAACGCTGCCCGCAGGATAGCCGCGATCGAGCTGGCCCGCAGACGGTGGGACCGCGCTCCATCGGTTGAGGGCATCAACGGCTATCTGGAGCGCAAGCAGATCGCGCCATACATGGCCCGCATGGAGGGTGAAAACCTTCTTGTGCCGATGTGGGACCAAGATGGCGAGCTTATCAATGTGCAGGCAATCCCACCTGAGGACGG